GGGCTACGGGCGTGCTTCTAATCAAATGGCTAGAGAGGTGGCTAACAACGAGAAGCCGGGCTTTGAAGGTCGCGCCAACCGATTTATTGATAAGGCTACGGATGGTATAGGCGATGCTATACGTTCGGGTGCAAGTGCCGTTGGGATCGATAGTGATTTCGACACTGGGCGTATGAAGGCACGAAAAGAAATCAAAGGGTATAAAAAAGGCGGTATGGCGAAGAAGAAGCCCGTCAAGAAGAATATGGGCGGTATGATGAAGTACAACAAGGGCGGTAAAGTCCGTGGCGCTGGTAAGGTTATGAAGGGCGTCCGCGCCGCCACGATGGTGTCTATGAAAGGTTCCTAGTGCGTAAGTACTACAAGTCCGGTGGTGTAGCGACGAAGCGTGACCCTAAAAAATGGGCTGCGGCTAAGTCAAGAGCCAAAGCTAAGATGGGTGGTAAACACTCTGCTAGGGCCATGCAACTCGCTACTAAATACTACAAGGACGACGGTGGTACGTACAAAGGTAAGAAAAAACCTTCTAACAAACTATCTAAATGGACAAAGCAGAAATGGAAGACAAAGTCAGGCAAACCATCAAGCAAAACCGGAGAAAGATATTTGCCGAAGAAAGCCATAGCCTCTCTGTCTCCGCAGGAGTATGCAGCGACCACGCGAGCAAAGCGCCAAGGGACTGCTGCCGGGAAACAGTTCGTCAAGCAGCCAAAACGGATAGCGCGTAAGACAGCTAGGTATAGGAAAGCGTGATGGCAAAAGGTGTAAAGCATTACCTCAAAGATGGGAAGGAGCATAAAGGGAGCCTTCATAAGATGTCGGATGGCAAACTCCACTCTGGGAAAACGCATACAGCAAGTAGTAAAAAGCTGTACCATTATGGTCAGTTGTCTTCTAAATCTAAACAGGAAGCCAAGAAATCTTGGAGTAGCTAATGACCACATCTGGTACAACTGCATTTAACATGGACTTCACGGAGATCGCTGAAGAAGCGTGGGAACGTGCGGGTAGAGAAATGCGTTCCGGGTATGACCTCCGTACTGCCCGCAGGTCTATGAATCTGCTTACTATAGAGTGGCAGAACCGGGGTATAAACCTATGGACTATCGATAGTCATAGTTTTGACCTTATAAGTGGTACGGGGCAGTATACCCTACCCTCCGATACTATTGACCTGTTAGAACAAGTTATACGTACTGGGGCTGGCAGTGTGTCTACACAGTCTGATCTCCCTATCAGCAGGATTAGCGTCAGTACATACTCCTCCATCCCCAACAAGTTATCGACGGGTAGACCTATTCAGGTGTGGGTTGAGCGTCTCAGAGACGCCCCTAAAATTAATGTGTGGCCTGTGCCGGACAACGATGACTATAAGTTCGTGTACTGGCGGCTACGGCGCGTGGAAGATGCCGGGAGCGGCGTGCAGACAGCAGACATGAACTTTAGGTTTTTCCCGTGCCTTGTTGCCGGTTTAGCTTATCAGATAGCTATGAAGACCCCCGAACTTTCGCCCCGCGCTCCTATGCTCAAGGCTGAGTACGACGAGCAGTTTAACCTAGCCGCTGGGGAGGATCGAGAGAAGGCGTCCGTGCGTTTTGTCCCGCGTATGTCGAGGGTCTACTAGTGTCTAACAGATTTGCGTCTGATAAAAATGCTATAGGGTTATGTGACGTATGCGGGTTTCAGTATAAGTTAAGAACACTACGCGACCTTGTTGTAAAGGGTACGGACACCAATATAAAAGCGTGTAGGGAATGTTGGAATCCGGGCCAACCGCAACTAAGGCTAGGTGAGTTTCCGGTAGATGACCCGCAGGCTTTACGTAACCCACGCCCAGACACAAGTTTAGGAGTGTCTGGTAATACTAGCAGTCGTGATATACAGTGGGGGTGGAACCCAGTAGGGGGTGGTGTTGACCCGTACAACCTTACCCCCAACAACCTTGTTTCGGCTGGCTATGTTGGGTCGGTTACGGTAACAGTTAGTTAGGAGTTATAAGATGAAAAAATCTAATGTAGTAAAGAATCCGGGGTCGCCTGTACCTATCAAGACTTCTTCTATAAAGACTGACATGAAGGGTGTAAAGACATCTGGCATTAAAGTTCGTGGTATTGGCGCAGCTATTAAGGGCACAATGGCCCGTGGACCTATGGCGTAGCTATGAATTACACGGAGTTAAAGGTTAATATTCAGAACATCTGTGAAACTACGTTTACAGATACCGAACTCGCTATGTTTACAGAGCAAGCTGAACAGAAAATCTATAACACCGTCCAAATACCCGCACTCCGTAAAAACGTAACCGGTACATTCTCTAACGGTGAGAGTTATCTTAGTGTACCCCTTGACTTTCTATGGACGTATTCCTTGGCAGTTGTAGATGGTAGTGGGGACTATCACTTCCTTTTGAATAAAGACGTAAATTTTCTACGGGAGGCTTATCCCGCGTCTTCCCCCCGCGAGTTACCTGTGCATTACGCTTATTTTTCCGATAGTAATTTTATGGTAGGTCCAACACCTGACAGCAACTACGCAGCGGAACTGCATTATGGGTACTACCCTGATTCTATCGTAACTGCCGGGACTACATGGCTTGGTGATGAATTTGATTCCGCCCTACTTAATGGTGCGCTTATTGAGGCAGTACGGTTTATGAAGGGCGAAGCTGATGTTGTTGCGCTGTACGAAAAGCTATATCTACAAGCAATAGTATTGCTAAAGAACTTAGGAGATGGTAAGTTACGAGAAGATGCTTACCGTTCGGGTCAATACAGACAAACTGTATCGTAAGGGTAAATTATCACGATGTTTGAACTAAAAGCTAACGTAACCCCCAGTTACAAGGTCGCCGTACACACAACGAACTACCGAGGGTCTACGCCGGAGGAGGTAGCGCAGAGGTGCGCTGATAGGATAATTTCAGTCTCGGACGGAGCGCCTCCGGTTATAAGGGACCAAGCCTTTGCGTACAAGGCTCAACTAGAAAAAACGTTGAGTTATTATATGCGAGAGGCTATAAATAGTGATAGGACAACCGTTTGCAACGCCTTGGCTAGCGCTGGGCACCCGGAACTAGCCAAACTCGTAAAGGAAATTTAAAATGTCAATTACGCAGGCAATGTGTACGTCGTTCAAAAAAGAATTGATGACCGCTACACACAATTTTACCGCAAGTAGCGGCAACAGCTTTAAACTTGCTTTGTACACAAGCAGCGCCTCGCTGAGTGCCGCAACTACCGCTTACTCTAGCACGAACGAGGCGAGCGGAACGAACTACACCGCAGGGGGAGCGGCTTTGACGAATGTCACGCCCACCACCAGTGGGACAACGGCACTAACGGATTTTGCTGACCTGACGTTTTCTAATGCAACCGTTACTGCTAATGGAGCATTGATTTATAACGACACGGCGAGTGGTGATCCGGCAGTTGTTGTACTGGCGTTCGGTGCAGATAAAACGTCTACCGCAGGTGACTTTACGATTCAGTTCCCTGCCGCCTCGTCAAGCGCTGCTATTATCCGTATCGCTTAGTTAAGAAACAAGCTCCATGTCCTATTTAGGTGGTTGGGGCCGTGGGGATTGGGGCGAAGGTGCTTGGGGCACAAGTTTCCCTAACCTATCTGTAAACGGTTGGAGCCGTGGAAGTTGGGGTGAGGGTGCTTGGGGTTCCGTCCTACCTGTAGCTGTTTCAGGGGTTTCGGCGTCTTCGGGCGTTGGAAGTGTGACGGTTACAGGTGAGGTAGACATCTCGGTATCGGGCCTTGCTGCTACCGGTGCCGTAGGCTCCGTCTCTGTCTCCACAGAACAAGTATTAGCTATAACGGGTCTTGCTGCTACCGGCGGCGTTGGCTCTGTTGTAGTAGATGCGGCCTCAGATATATCTGTAACGGGTCTTGCTGCTACCGGTGCCGTTGGTTCTGTTGTAGTAGATGCAGCCTCAGATATATCTGTAACGGGTCTTGCTGCTACCGGTGCCGTTGGTTCTGTTGTAGTAGATGCAGCCTCAGATATATCTGTAACAGGCTTATCTGCAACAGGTGCAGTTGGTTCTGTTGTAGTAGACGCAGCCTCAAATGTATCTGTATCGGGCCTCGCAGCTACCGGTGCAGTTGGTACCGTCACAGTAGACGCTGCCTCTGATATATCTGTAACGGGCATTGCTGCTACCGGTGCAGTTGGTACTATCGATGTAAAAACAGGCTTGCTTGTAGTTGTATCCGGTGTCTCCGCTACGGGTGCAGTTGGTTCCGCCACAGTAGAAACCGACCAAGTTCTATCCGTAACGGGCATTGCGGCAACAGGGGCTGTCGGCAGTATTACAGTAGATGCAGCCTCAAATGTATCTGTCTCGGGCTTATCTGCAACAAGTGGTGTTGGTTCTGTTGTAGTAGACGCAACCTCAGACATAGCTGTCACAGGTCTCGCAGCAACAGGCGGTATCGGCTCTGTCTCGGTACAAACGGACCAAGTTCTAGCCGTAACGGGTATTGCAGCCACAGGGGCTATTGGTTCTGTTGTAGTAGATGCAGCCTCAGATGTACCTGTATCGGGCTTATCTGCAACAGGTGGTGTTGGCAGTGTTACTGTAGACGCAGGCACTATTGTAGCCGTAACGGGTATTGCAGCCACAGGGGCTATTGGTTCTGTTGTAGTAGACGCTGCCTCAAATGTACCTGTATCGGGTTTATCTGCAACAGGTGGTGTTGGTAGCGTTACGGTAGACGCGGGTTCGGTTATAGCTGTAACGGGCTTAGCGGCTACAGGCGCGGTTGGAAGTGTTACGGTTACGGCGGCTTTAGATATAGCTGTAACAGGCTTAGCGGCTACCGGTAGTGTTGGTTCGGCTGTAGTACTCGTTGGTGTAGATGTATCTGTCACCGGCATTGAAGCAACAAGTGCGGTTGGCAGTGTTACAATACAAACGGACCAAGTTCTAGCTGTAACGGGTCTTGCTGCTACCGGTGCAGTTGGTTCTGTTGTAGTAGACGCAGGCTCTGTTGTACCTGTATCGGGTATTGCGGCTGCAGGGGCGGTAGGGTCGGTAACCGTTACCTCTACCAACGTAATCGCAGTAACGGGTTTGTCGGCTACGGGTTCTTCTGGTAATGTATTAATATGGCAGAACATTACGCCGGGGGTGAGTAGGAACTGGCAGGACATTACGCCGGGAGTAAGTAGGAACTGGCAGGACATTACACCAAACCAGACACCGGGTTGGGTAAAAATAGCGGCGTAGGTTATTAGCAAAATGTTAGTGGATTTTAACGCTGTATAAGTTAATATGCAATAAGAGAGATTTGGAGCGTGTAGCATGACTACTCAATATACAAGCATTCTTAAACTGGCTTTGCCTGTACAAGGTGAACTTAGCGGTGCGTGGGGTGATGTAGTAAATAACAACGTTACTTCTATGGTAGAGCAGGCTGTTGCCGGTCTAGCCGTTATCAATTCGTGGTCAACTAACAGCCACACACTTACAACTGCGAATGGTACTACTTCAGAATCCCGTTGCGCGGTGTTAGTTGCTGACGATAACTCAGGCCAACCTGCTGGCGCAGCCACGATTATCTGCCCCGCTGCAACTAAACTTTATATCCTCAAGAATATTTCTGGGCAGGCAGTTACACTAAAAACCGCTAGTGGCACAGGGGTAGCGGTTGCTAACGGGTCTACCTCTTTCTTATTCTGTGACGGTACTAATGTAGAATCCTGCCAGACCGATATTGTTGATGCTACAACCGTCGATACTACTAACCTTGAAGTTACAAACATTAAGGCTAAGGACGGTACGGCATCGGGGACTATCGCCAATAGCTCAGGCGTGTTTACTATTAATAGCGCTGTTCTTACTACCGCAGACATTAACGCAGGTACCATAGACAACGCTGCTATCGGCGGTTCAACCGCTGCGGCGGGAGCCTTTACCACTCTTGACGCTACGGGCGATGTAACGGGAGCTAACTTTCAGCCTGACGGCGATACCGCAGCGGGCGATGACGCGGCAATAGGGTACACCTCTGCGGAGGGTTTGATCC